GTCCGATAGAATTGTGGTTTGCAGTTCAGCACCACATTGTGGTGTGAAAGTGCAAACGCTCCAAAGCTAGGAAAAGCACCTAAAGGTTGGCCGACAGTCCATTGGGTAAAACCCTTTGGATTGTGGTCATCTTGCCACTTTCCTCGAGATAAACTTTCGAAGAGTGACAAGTCATGCTGTAAAGCATTGGGCTTTAGGAGTTCCAAGGTGTAATGCAGAGGGAACCGATCGGTCGCATTGGATAAATCCATTGCAACCAAATGGTGACCATCCCGCATCGCCTTTTGTATATCCAGTATACCCTTCTCTTGATCAAAGGTACAGTCATTTGCAATGCTTCTAAGAGCATTGTAACATGCTAGACCGAGTCTCGATAGGGCATACTGAAATCCTGAATAGGGTATAGCAACAGACCTGAGCTTGAACCCAGGTTCTTGTATGTGTGCTATACGACCGACTACATCTTTATCGTGCTCAACAGAGCCGTTAAAAGCAGCGGCCACATCTAGGTGGTACAGTTCTGAGTCAGGATGCGGATCCTCCGCATCAACCCATTTCTGTATCATCGGGTGTGACCAGCTTTCAAGAAACGCTTCTGGGGTTTGAGGCGAAGAGAAAACTTTCCCTTTCCTCGCATCCCAAATTGCGGTTCTTGACGTAGTCGGCCTCAACAAAAATTGTTCCAGTCGACGGAAACGTCGAAATCTGGGATAAATGTTGACCAGACGTTGGTGTTTATTCCAAACGTCATCGTTGACAGCAGGGGTTTCAACGGCACCGTAAAACTTACTAAGTTGTTGCTTAGTAGGCCTACGAGCAATCCTAGTGGTGTAAACCATAAGGATGGAAATTGCCTTCTGTGGTTTCTTAAGTTTGAAAACAAACTTAAAGACACCCTTGGGCAATCTGCCGCTGTTCGCAATCCAAGAATCTTTTTGAAAGACTTCGGATTTACCAGCCAGCATATGGATATATGCTGTTTTCATGTGTTTCAGTCTGGACACAGTCCATTCCTCCCCACATGAATCGCTCCAGGTGGCAATTGTTTT